TATTAGAGGCGCCTGTGAGTGTAGAGGCATTGTCATTATATCGCGTACTCTTTAGCTCTGTTACCCTAAAGTTGTTAAATTCCAAATCGGCATTAATCAAAATGCCTGCTGTTTTAATCTGAGTTCCTTTGCCGGGCGTATGGTCATGGGCGTCGATAGTATCCATTGCAGTATTAAGCTGCGTCGCCCACGTAGGCCCAAGGGTCACCGTTGGGTCTGGCAAGGTTAAGTTCATGAAAGCAGTAGTCGCCATGATGACTCCTTAAAATATCCAAAGGTCAACTTCGACGTCCGCAGACGTTCGAAGCGTAAGAGTGGATTTCTTACTAGAACTGGAATCCTGCTGGTCCCAGATATTAGCTTCGGCTCTTACCCGAACCGGAATCCACCCAATAATTTCTCTGCCAAGCGGATTACGAACTACGTTATCCACTCCAGAAGTAAGTTCTACATTTGTTACCAACTCTCCATCAAGAATTGTACTTTGCAAAATTGGCGTCAAAACGGACTGAAGATATACCCACGCTCTATTTGTGGCTTCGTCTTCAAATTCAATCTTCTTTAGTCCACGTACTGCCATTATTAATCCCAGTCCCAGTAGCCAGGGCGGTAAATGGAGGTGTTTACATCTTCAATTCGCTCCGGCTGCCCCGCATCTCGGTTTGCGGCCGAGTCTTCAATCCTGGTTTTTAACATGCGCAACTCGTTTCGAAGATTTACAGTATCAGTCTCTTCTTTCTCTAGACATCGAATAGTAGCGCTTACAACTACATAGTCTTCCCAACCATTAACGCCATCCATTTCGTCAGCGTCGTCAGAAAGCGTATTAGCAGCAGGGATATACCAAAGCTGATAGTCGCCTTGGGCGCTGTCTTCAGGAATGAATCGTAGTGTGTTCTTGACTAGTCGGTAGCGAATATCGGCGAGGCCGAATGGCCAACGACGGAGCCCGGAAGTTTGCTCATTCCGCTCTTTAAAAGTAAACGGATAAAGTGTACTGAACTCGTTCTGGCCGCCGGTTTTAAAATCCACGCCACGGAGTTTGTAGAAATCATCGGGAAGGTCGTATGTGGATTCGCCCGCAGCGAGCGTAAACGAGTTTGGCCCTTCTGTAAAATAGTCTTCGTATGTAGTTACGAGAATATCATACAGCTCGGCCCAGGCCTTGTTGATGTAGTTGTTAAGTTCGCTATCGGTGACGAAGTCAGAGTCAGTCATGTCTGCACGCTGACGCACTTCTGTCCTAAGCGTAGAAAGAGGTACACCCATTTCCGTCTCCAATAAGGGGACACAATGTCCCCCGAAAAAATGAATTAGGACCGGCTTTGTGGGTCTTGCATACCGTCGACAACCATTTGGATAAAAGACTTCATAGCCTCAATACCTTTTAATCGGTCGCCTGAGCGCATTGCTTCTTGAATCTCCTCAAAGGCGGCAGCTAAACCAACTTTGGTGCTGTCCACAGGCGGCTCATGCTCCGTCATCTTCTGGTTCATGGTCTTAACGTCTTGGAATTCGTCAGAACCGCGAAGCTTCTTGATGACAAGGGTGGCAGCCTTATCTTTGTTTGAGTCACTCATGAACATCGGCATGATTATTCACCAGAGCTAGAGTTCTTGAGCTCCAACTTAATAAAAAGCCGTGCGCCGTTACTTGGGTCAGCAGAGTAGCCGCCGCCGGTGTTTGTGAAAATCTTGACAACCTTAGTTCCGCTTACGTCTTCAGATTCGATTTGCATAGTCAAATCTTCGCCAGCAGCAGCTTCATGTACCATAGAGGCGTGCATTAGGCGGACGTATTTGTCATCTAGAGTAATATCGTATTCGCCAGCAGCGGTACGAGCGATAGAAGCCACGCCCAAGCCCTTTGTAAGGGTAGGAGCGCCTGAAGCGCCGATAGCAACATCCAAATAGATGTTTTTGACTTCTTTTTCTAGGGATTGGTGTCTGTTAAAGTTTCTACTTGCCATGGGGTTCTCCTTTTAGTCTGACTGGTTGGCAACCAGGCAGCAACATATTATACCTGTGTGGGTATGTTATATAAGATTTGGTTATTTCCTTTGAATTCTGCGAAGTTTTCCTAGGCCTTTGCCTGTGCCCTTCTTTTTGAAGAATTTCTCGAAAAATCCGCCCTTATCTTTTTCCTCTTCGCCTGCGTCTTCTCCACGAAGCTGCTCAATAATTTCTTTACGCATACGCTCTTTCGGGCTAAGCTCCTTAACCTTCTTTTTGGCTCGTTTAAAAAAGACTCGTGCTTTCTCATTTGGCATAATTCTTTCCTTAATGAAATAGAGGAGGTCCGAAAACCCCCTCTAAGAAGTATTAGTCAAGTTGGATATTGACGTTCCATCCAGGAGCACGACAGCCAAGCTGTGCGTAGTATCCTACACGAACTTCAACAGCGTCGCTTGAAGCCTCTCGCAACATCTTGAGTCCATCGCTATCTAGGATTTTTGGAGCTTTACCAAGAGAGTAAAGTTTCCAAACGTCCATTTGAAGCATGAATGCTCGGTCGTCAGGGCAGTTTTGGTCAGGGATAACACGGATTGGTCCGCGTGGTCCGTGAATCAAGATGCCTCGGAAGCCGACTTCAGCGCTAGTTGACTGAACGTCTACGTACTGAACCTTAGAGCCAAGAGCTTTTTCCAAGTCAGCGAACTTGTTGTAGCTCATGAAGCAATGCTCAGGACGAGCGCCTTCTCTACCAGCTCGGGCAGCGGCAGAAACTAGAGCTTCTTCGATTGGCAATGCAGAACCGTCATATCGGATTCCACCAAGTCGAGTAGCGTCTTGAGTTCTGTCAACGCCGAAGAAGGCAGTAGCAGAAGGAGTTGAGTCAGGTAGCCAAGCGCGAAGACCTTTGATTTTAAGGTCGTAGTCACCTTCTACGAAGATGTAGTCGTTAGCAGCGATACCAGAACCACCGTCGATTGCAGTTGCAGCGTCGTGGGTAATGATACCGGTGTCTCTGTCTACACCAGTTACTGTTACACTACCTGATTTCACAGCACCGCCGCCGTCAGCAGTTGAAACAACAAGTTCCATGCCAACTTCGAAGTTAGTTACGTCTTCAGGATTAGTAAGAGTAGTAGTTGTGCCAGTAGTAGCGCCAGTAGACCGTCCGATTGAACCAGAGCCGGTGCCATAAAGAGAGATTGCAAGTGAACGAGTAGCAGATTGAATTGCACCGTCGATTTCAACAGTAGCAGCTTCAAGAAATGCGTTTGCGTCTCCCTTAGAGGCTTCCATAGTCTCATTGTCAATAGAAGCTAGTGAGTAGTCTTTGTCTCGGGTAAGAACGAAGTCCTCAAGTTTAGAGTTCCCTTTGTTGGCTTGGGCAGTGCTGAATGTAGCAGAACGGCCTTGTGGGTTTCCATAGATGATTGGAATCGGAAGGTTTTTACCGCCGAAGCTTTCCATCTTAGGAAGCATAGCCAAAAGAGGGTTGTCCTTGTAGACCATGTTCTCTACCATATCGTCAGTATAGTGCTGCTTCAGGGCAGCATCAAATGAAGTAAGGTCAAGAGCCATTTTCTTGGATTCCTTTTTTGTATTAAGTTAAATTAATCTTCCTTGCTTAATCATCCCATTTAAGCAGCGCTGCTGCTCGTGCTAGGGATTCTTCTTTACTTAGCTTTTTAGTACGTTGATTAGGAACCACCGTAGTTTGTTCGTTAGATAACGTTGCTCCAGGTTGTTTTTGCTCACTACCCTCGGCTTTGGCTTCCATAATCTGTTCAGCCTCTGCCTGGGAAAAGCCTAGCTTTTTAATGCTAAGCAGCTCTCTCGCTTGATTTTCTAGGTATTGCTCTACTGCGTCAGCGGCTTCCTTCACATCTAGAATTCGGCCCGATTCCTCATGATACTCTTCGATGACGTCGTATACTAGTCCTACGGCATCTTGCGCGCGAATGAGTTCATAAGTCTCGTTTGTGTTGACGAAATTTGTAATCTCGTTAACAAAATTGTCTATTACTTGGTTATATTTTTCTTCTTCAGCAGACTTCTTATCATTAAGATATTCATTTCTAAGGTCCTCTAGCTGCTGTTTAAACTGTTCTTCTTGACGTTTCAAGAGCATTTCCGTAGTTGGACTGCCTTCATTCAGCGCCATTTGAGTCAAATCATCGTAGGTAACTCCCAAATCAGAGAGTACTTTTAATGGATTTTCCTTCAATTGACTTTGAAACGCCTCTGTACCTTGGAACCCAGATAGTTTGTCTTCAAGCTCGGCTTCTTTTAGCCTAAGCTTTTCTTCGAGTTCGGCCTCTTTGCGCCTAAGTTCCTTTTCTTTTCGAGATAGCGCCGCAAATTTGCTTGAAAACAAATCGTTTTCTTTTTTCTCTTCGCCTTGAGATTGATTGGCTTCCTGCTGCTGTTCTACCGCTTCCTGTACCGGGTCTCCGGCGGAGGCGCGTTGTTCAGCTTCAATAGCATTCGCCATTACACTGCTATCACCTTGTGGCGATACGCTACTTACTTGAGATTCAATTATGGCCTTAGCCTCTGACATATAGTTCTCCTATTGCTTAGTTTCCCGAAGGAGGGCAGATGCCCGTTCATCCAATGAAAGATATAGCCCCGTCATGGAGCTACATTTGATACACTGTTATTTATTGTAAGATATCGCCTTCTGGCATTTGTGTCATTTCTTGTGCCTGAGCCTCGGCAGCTTGGTCTACTGCTGGGTCAGTCTGCATTTGCCCTTCAGCCACGATTGCCGCCTGTTGTTGGTCAGCTAGCTGCTGCACTCTGGCTTTATTAAGAAGCGCATTGGCGTCTCCCATCCAGCGGCGAAGTAATTCCAATCGCTCTTCTGGTGCATTCTCATTCTGGTGGAAGAGATATGCTTCTTGCACAGTTTGCAATCCAAGGGCAAGGTTTTGAAACGGCTCTGGCGGTACGTATTTGCCGTCGCCAATCATGGTGGCAATCGCTTTTTCGATATTTTCAAGAGCGGCAGTTTGAAGGTCCGTTACTGCATTCACGTCTGGGAAGTCAAGGAGCTTAATCGCTTGTTCTCTGTTAAGAAAACCAGCGGCGAGCAATTCTTGCACATCTTGAAGCTTTCCTGCGGGGGTGGAGGAGAGCGAAGAGGTGGGGAAGACTTGCATTAGGTATTTATCCTCTTCCATATCGACATCTTTCCAGTCAATGGTTTCGAGGAACTTTTCTCCTTTGACTTTGACGTCAAACTTCTTAGTATCAGCGTAGATTTCTCTGGCTATATCAATCATTTGCTCACACGCGTCTAGGAAGAATTCTTCATAGCGTTGTGCGATATTCATAAACCGTTCGGTTTCGATATCGTTGTACTCTCGCAATGCCTTACCTGAGTCCAGGCCGGCCGGCTTTAGAGATGCGGCGCTAAGTTGAGAGACACCGACCTGCTCGTGAGCGCGTTGATAAAGTCTATCTAGTTGGTCAAATAGCTCTCGAGGTACCGCGCCGACTGACTCGTAACTTGGCTTTGTACCCGCGTACTTAATGATTCCGCCAATTTCATTATTCAAATGAGACGTAACTACGTTGGAACCGCTATCTACAAATACTTTTGGGATAGATGTGAGGTGCATTGAGATTTGAATAGTTTTAAGAATCTTATTCATCTCAAGCTGAATACCTTGCAATTGCTCTGCGATGCCTTGGCCAAAGAAACCAAGGGGTCGCAGGCCCCAGCGCAAGAAGACGAAAGGAAAATATGGTTTATCCCATGGCTCTTTTAGAAGAGTCACGTTTTCCACCGAAATGCTACGAACGCCGTCGTGCTTAATCGGTTTTCCGTCTGCATCTTTCGTCGGACCGGAAGGGAGGTGCCATGACTCGATGACCTGAATCATGGAGGTTCTTATAGACGCTGGGGCGAGCTGCGAACTGGAGGGGTTTGTTTTGAGTAGCTTATCTTTATGTTCTGGAAACATAGAGATTAACACGTCACGATGGATAAATTTGGTTTGATGCATTTGACGAGGTTCGCCATATACTGCTTCTACGTCGTCAATTTTGAGCTCATTAATAAATACTCGCTCTACTTCAATCTCGTTTCCTTTACGGAATACTTTGAGAGCGCCGGTTCCGAAGATGCATGAGTCGAGAAATACTTTTCGTGCTTTGGCATAAATGTCTGTACAGTGAAAAATACCCTCGCAGAACTGCGTTAGCTTCTTCGCCTTTTCCTGGAGAAACCAATCGCCGCCATTTGTGAGGAATTGGGGGCGAGGTTTATTTTTTGAAATTTTGGCGGTAGCGGTGTCTGTAATAGATTGAATCACATTTAGTGTAAGGCGATTGGCGATAGAACTACGATTTCGCTGCTGGTTCCCATCAACAGAGTAGTTATATGCGTTCAGCCCTAGGATGTTGAAGTTGCCATATAGCTTCATATGGCGAACGTTAGACAGCTCCTTATGGCTCTGCTCTTTATCTAGGTGATTTACATGTTGAAAAACGGACTTGTGGAGCGACTTCTCGTCGTCTTTCCACCAAAATTCGTTCTCAGAAATAGGCATATAGTGTCCCTATAGGTTAGGTGTCGGAGCTCCAGAAGAGGTCAGGGTCATCTTGTTCTTCGGCCCGGCGTCTTAGCTCGGCCTGCTCCATTTTAGCTACTTCGGGGAAAAAGTCCTCATCGGAATCGCGGTTCTCATCTATTGCAGTACTGTTTTGCACTTCAACTGGGTGCTCTAGCGCCTTTTGACTTAAAGTCATTGGAGAAATAACCAGAGTAAGTTCCCCGAGGGTGAGCTGTTGTAGGCCTAGGTCGATTGCAAGTTCTCCAAGAGCACGAATATCCTTTATGTTTAATTCAGGCTTAGGCTGTGATATATATTCTGGTTTTTTACTCATTTTCCCACCATTCCTTGTTTTCCATGTCATAAAGAGGCGCAGAAAGGTCAAATTCCCCGAGAGCATAGGACTTGTGCTTCTTTCTTTCCATTTCCATTGCTTCTTTTTCCTCGAGAGCGTCCATATAGGCATCAGTTCCGATACGAGGAGCAATTTCTGGCTCTCTATAGGCATAGTGCCTGGATTCTCTCCACGCATATAAGGCGGCGTCGGCAATATCCGAGTGAAAGACGTTGCTGACTTTGCGCTTTTCCGGATTTGACTTATCCCATTGAATGAGAGCGTATTCTTCGGCCAATTGTGATGTTTTTCTGGCGCGAAACCGGCCAGTACGGAGGTCGTCGTTTAGAAGCTCAATAAACTCTAGCTTTCGTTTTTTCTCTGCTGCCTCGATTGGCAGCCCGTGTCGCTGCTGGATTTCCATCTGGATTTTCTTACCTAGGCCGCCGGCATCCATTACCATTTTGATGGGATTATATTTCTCTTTAAGTAATTTTATAGTATCCACAAGCTCTGTAACGCCGAGTTTATTCTGAATCCATTCGTCCACCAAGTAGACTTCGGGACTGGTTTTCGAAAAAGCAAGTACGGCGATAGCATCAGCGTCTTCGTGACCGATATCGATTCCGAAGATATGGTGCCATTCGCCTGCGGGAAGGTTGTCGAAGTGATTTTTCTCTGCGGAGTATTTATAAACCAGAGAGTCGGAGTCATACACCCATTCGCCAAGAAATTCTCGAAGGTATGTTGGGTCGGAAGCGCTAATACCCCGCCGCTCTCGTTGGCGCTTCATTAGCTCCCGTACTGGAACGCCTGACTTCCTCTCCAAATGCGGGTTGTCCATCATAGTCCATTTGAAATGAGCCCAGGCCTTTGGGTCATGAGTGGCGTCGTAAAAGACTCCGGCACAAATAGGGCCAGGAGTGCCAATAAGAATTAGGTATCCGTTATGGTCCAAAAGCGATGGCTCCAATACGTCTTCAATTAGGTTTTTCAAATATGGACGAAAGGATTGGCACTCATCGATATAGACTTTATAAAGTCCCATACCTCTGAGCTTTTCAACGTCTCCCTCATCCTTTGCACCAGATACCCAAATAGTTGACCGATTTGGAAACGTAATACTTAGTTCTTGGTTATCCGTATGGCCTTCAAGATTATACAGGTCGTTGAAGTAAAGAAGTTGGCGCCAAATCAATCGTTTCGCGTTTCTTCGAGAAAGAGTAATATAGGCTACATCAATACCTTCTTGAGAAAGCGCTGTGTCAATCAAATCCGCGCCACATGCCCATGTCTTGCCAGCCCTTCGGGAGCAGACAGCGGTTTTGTGTCGCTCCTCGGACCGGATGAACTCGAGCTGTTTGTCGAAACAGATTTCGTCTATCTTCCATTGAGGCCCGAGAGCTTTTTCTTCTTCTTTCTCTTTTCGCTTCGCTACTTCTTTTAGTAGCTGGCGATATCTATCGTCCATTACGCAGACTTTTTAGGCCTACCTGGACCAGAGCTTTTAGAGTCCTCTCCAAAAGAATCCCAAGCTGCGTCAGGCATGAGCATTTCGGCAACATTTGTAACAGGAACCAGGATGTGATACTTAGTTACGGTATCCTTTATTTCCACCATTCCGATTTCTGGATAAAAGGCAAGGCTAATATGAGAGTATTTCTTTTGAGAAGTAGCATCGGATGCGTACTTTCCTGAAATAAGGTATGCCTCTTTCTTTTTGTTGACTGTGATAGCGTCATAAATTCTAAGCGCTCTTATTTCCACTTTCTTCATTCTCTTCTCCTTTTAGTCGAGCAATCTTCTCTACGGTAACTTTCCTCTGGTTTTCCCAGTACTCCGCAAATTTGTCATAGGCGTCAAAAAACTCTGGAGTCTCGGACATAATATCCACAACAGAGTCCTCATCTCGTTTTCCCATGATGAGCTTATTCTTAAGCTTCTTATAGATTTGTTTTACTTCTTTCATTCTCTGCTGAGTCATATTGATTCTTTTAATCTCATCTCGCATCATTTCTAAACAAAATTGGCGGAAATCCGGCCGCTCTTGTTTTAATTGTTCCTCCAATACTTCTAGTTCACTCTTCTCCGGGCTTTCTGGTAGCTTAATCTCCACTTACTTCTCCTCTGGTTTTCAATACATTAAACGTGCTTTCTTCGACATTCATAATATCCCCGAGATTCTTTTCGATATAAACCGCATCTATGACATTCATCTTCAAAGCATCGTCGCTGCCTACCCAAAGATTTTGTCTAGCGATTTGTTTCCATAGCAAGTGGTGGATTCCGAGTCGTTTTGCAGTTAGTTTATCCATAACTCGTTCAATAGCTTCTAAATGCTGCTTATCTCCTCCGAAAGGAAGGTGTTGCATAATAGTAGCAAAAGGCAGAGAGCCTCGAATGTCTGCTACCTGAAGAATGTTGAAGCACATAGAAGCGCACATTCCGGTAACAATAGCTGTAAACTTTCGCCCTTCAGCCTGTAAGCTTATCATTTGGTTCATAAGAAAATAGCCAGCATAGACAGAGCCTCCGGGAGAGTTGAGCGCAAGCACAATAGGCTTTTCAATTGGAAGCGAGCGGTGCTCTTCCATTACTTTTTCTACCGCCTCTTGCATAGAAATATTATCAACACGTCCGGTAATGGAAATGGTTTTAGAAAAGCCAACGAGTGGCATAAGCGTTAGTAGCAATAGCAATGCAATTTTTTTCATGAGATTTTCTTGAGGCCGGTCCAGTTGTAGTCAAAGATGCAATCGGCCAACCCGGTTTCGACAGCTTCCTCTGCAGTATAATACTTATCTGCGTGCTTATTAATCTCTCTTTCAAGCGAACGTTTGATTATGCCTCGCTTCTTCTTTGGCTGAGCCATAAGAATCCGGTCTGTATATATATCCAGCATAATCTGTTTATCGTCATATTTCTTCGTATAAAATTCCCAGGTAGATTCTACCGTCTTTCGCTCTCCCGCAATCATGTCTTGGCCCCAGTGTAGCATTACCACGCTGTGTGGCATAAGGACTCGCTTATCGGCTGCTTGCAAAATTATGCTTGACATAGAAGAAGCTTCTGTATAAGAGAGAATTATTGTTGGCACTGGACAAGACTTGATTGAGTGGTAGATAGCCATACCTTGATGCCAGTCCCCGCCATTACTGTTCATATGAATAAGCACAGGACGCTTTTCCGACTTCGCCTTCTGGCTAACCAAACGCAGATTTTTGACGAACGTAGTCGCCATGAGATGGTCTATGCCATCCTCGTTTCCGAGATAGATTTCCAACGCCTCGAGGTCAACATCATTTGAATGAAGCTGCTCGATATGGCTTAAATTTTGACTTGCCATTATTCTTCAGCTAGTTCGTTTTGCTCAATTTGCTCAATTTCTTCAGAAGAAATGGTCTTCATCTGAAATTCATGCTCTACATTCGTATCTAAATCCACAGGAAGTTCGACTTCGTCAATGACATCCTCAAGGCCTTCTCGGAGATGTGATTCATCTTCTAATACGCCCAGTAGGTAGGGATTATAGAGAAGGGCGGCTTTTTCGTCCAGCTTATGCTTCGAAACATGGTATGTGAAATGGGTATAGCAGCCAAGTTCATTTTCTGCTCGGGAATAGCAGTTCAGAAGCAGCTTTCCAATTCCGAGATTTCGAAAAGCGTGTTTTACGTATACGTAATGAACAGTAAATACACCTTGAATTCGACCGGCAACGATATAACCGTATAGCTCTGCGGGATTACTTTTAGAGCAGGCCATGTAGATTTTGGAATGTCCAATAAGCTCATCAATCAGGGCATGGTGAGAAGCAAAGTACACGTTGTTGTGCATTGGCTTTGCCCAAGGGGAGTTTCGGAAGGATTTGAGCCAGGAATTAAAGATAAAGCCGATATCGTCTGGGCGCATTTCCCTTATGCTTACTGTAGATTGTACACTGCTCAATTTCTTGCTCCTATCGGCCCATATCGGGGAAGAAGTGCTCTAGAAGAACTAGGTTGGAATCCTCGTTCTTTACTAATCCGTTTATGATTAAATTTTGTTGCTTCACAAGGTCACGCAAAAAGGTAATTTCCTTTTCATGGGCAATAGCCTGTTCATTGAGAAAGTTTACTTGCTCCTGTAATAGTTCTACTTGGCGTTCTAGTAATTGGCTCATCTCTCGCTGCTCGATTGTAAAGGGTGGGCGGGTGGGACGGATTCGATATCCACTTCGGCAATTGCCTCATTAATTACTTCTTGAATAGGTTTTGATACAGGTGTTTCAAACGATTGTTTGACGCTGGGCTCTCGCTCTTCGAGAAATGCTTTTTTAAATGCTTCTACCTCGGCTTTTGCTTCCCGTTCTGCTTCTGCTTTTGCCAACTCTTTGCCAGCTTTCTCTGCATCTAGTAGCATTGGGGAAAAGCCATCGAGTTCAAGGATTTCCTTTTCGAGCTCTTCGATTTTGTCAGAAATTCTTTTTTGTTTCAGAATTAGGTCACCGTACTGGCTAACTAAAACTTGGTATTTTTGGTATAATAGATTGGCGGTGGGAATGGGAGGAGATTTGGGTTTGCTCAATTTCTCGTTCTCTCTTTTACGGGTTATACTATGGTGGATATGTTATTCATGTAAGACAAACCAGAGAAACCCCAAACTGGGGCTAGCCGCGCGATTTCATTGGAAAATTTTTTGTATATACAACTTTTTCTATTGCGCTCCTAATGATTTCAATGGGTTAGCCGGATTAGTTTGGAAATTGAAAAAATTTATGCGGTCGTATTATATACTAGTTAACAAACCGGGAAACCGTTTTTGCACCCACCCCCCTTCTAGCAATCGGCTCTCTGCAATAAATGTGCCATTTCTGGTTTTGTTCCCCTGCAAGAACTGTGCCATGTCAGAACGCCTGCAAGAAGCATGCCATGGGACATTATGTCTCACGCAGTGACGCAGATATGCATTGACGCCCAAAATGGCGTTCTAACGCGTTCTGGCTCTGAGCTATGTCTAGGTATAGGTCGAGTGTCTACTCGTCGTCGTTGTCGTCGTTCTGGTTGTCTGGCTGGTCATATAGCAGCCTCTCGAGGGCGCCGCAGTGGTCTAAATAGAGAAATAGCCAGGCGCACACGATGAAGAAGAGGATTAACGTTCGCATATAGGTCTCCTATTACATGATATCACACTTTCGAGCGTGATTCAAACATAAGAAATGCACTAAATGTGCCAAAAATGAGTAAAAATGCAGAATTTTGATGGAATTTGGTTGAAATTGGTGTGGGAATGCGTCATTTCTTCACTTTTTCGCATTTTCGAAGAAAAATAGTTAAATGTTTGGTTGCATCGTCCGATAGGTTATGTAACACTGAAAGTATAACAATACTTTGGAGGGAATCATGACTAAGGCAGAACGACAAAGAAGAATTGCAGAACTAAGAGAAGAGAACGAGCGACTAAGACGTGAAATTGACGCTATGACAGTTGAACTGCTTAGCGGTATGGGATTGCTTATTCCATTGAGTGAAGTTGAAGCATCATGGGATGGGGACACACTGCTAATTAAGGACGTTGCCTAATGCATTACTTTGGTATTGGATTTACACTGATTGGATTGGCTATACTTGTGGGGGAATTATGCTAAATGGTGTTGTGAAATGGTGGGATGAGAGCGCGGGCGAGGGTTATATTGAGCATGAAGGCAAGGCGTATTACGTTCATTACAGTGCTCTTCCAATGGAATCAGGCAAAGCCAAAAGGGATTTGGTTGACGGTGAGCGGGTGAAATTCACATTGTATGACTTTGGCTATTTAAAGCAGGTTGACAGCGTCATTAGATTGTGCGAGTTTAATTAAAGAGAGAGGTGAATTATGAGAGCAATTAACAATGAAATTATTATCTTTAGCGTATTCCAATCAGGCCTGGTATTGGCTGATAACGAAAAAAACCACGATGTAGCATATCGATTGCTGAGGAGCTCTGGCATTCCGTTTAAAGAGCTACAAGGTTACGATAACGGCATGCAGGAGAAGTCGTTCCTAATTCCAACCCGGTTTGAGGGCATTGCTAAAGAGTTATGTGCGCAGTATAACCAGGAATGTTATCTTGTGAGCGCATCGGACCGTTCGACCGAACTTGTTTACAGCAACGGGCGTCGGGAGCCGGTGGGTGTATTTCGAGAGGTGTCGCGGGAATCTATCGAGGGGTTGGAATGCTATTCATATGACCTTGAGACTAAGCGGTATTGGGCAGCAATACGATAAGGAGAGGTGCAGTGCAACGTATTACACTAAACGGACGCGGCGTTATAGACATCGAAATTGATGGGGTGGACCATGGGGATTACCCAGATTACTGTGACGCTTTTATTTGCAGTGCGGTTTGGGAGGATTCACTTGAATATCTCACAGACGGTGAATTGGACCAACTGAATGATGATTCGCAATTAGTCTACGAAACGGTATGGGATTTGCTACATTAGGGGGAACTATGAAGTATTATAAGAGATTGAAAGTATATAAAGCATCGAACGTGCAATATAACCCAGAGTGTGGCACTGGTTATTCATATGGGTGGTGGCAAGTCGTGCGAAATGTGAATGGAAAAGTATTGTTTAACAATTATAGTTATAGCAATTCAACGGCGAAGCATCAGCATAAGCTTCGAAGCTTGCTATCTGACTTAGGCATAGAAGTTGACCTTTTCGTGCATGCGCCTTGGGGATTGCAGAACCTAGACGCAGCGCTGCAATGGCATCGGAATTATATTCAAAAGCTTGGGCGTGATATGGCAAAACGCGGGAGCCGAAAGGAAAAGAACGAATGGCGTTGGCGGGAGGCTGTGCGGCATATGTATATCGTAGAAGAATTGCAACAACTAAATAATTTGGAACGTAGAGTAGCATAACCAACAAAAGAGGAGCGAACATGAGACGACCAAAGTACTTTGGACTAACAGACTATAAGGTAAATAGCAAGGCGCAGGCGACAGCTTTGAAGAACGCATTGAAGAAGCAAGGCGCGTTGCTACGTAAAGAGCGGTTAAATGCCGGCATGACTCAAGAAGAGCTTGGTAACGCACTTGGTATGAGACAGGAGGCGGTTAGCATGACCGAAACTGGTCGGCGCAGGCTACATATTTCGAAAGTTCCTGCGCTTGCAAAACTTTTCCCAAATACCTATTGCAATATTTTTCAGAATATGAGATAGTTTAGTTACATCCATGCCGGAAGGCCGTTCGAGCTTTCCACTTTCCTGCCAAATATCTTCAGTATACACTTCTTGCCCCGCAATGGGGCATTTCTATTTTTCTTCTATTACACTTCTATTACTTGTAGTCCATTGTCGTAGCCGTAGCCGTCGCCGTAGCCGTCGCCGTAGCCGTAGCCGGAGCCGTAGCCGGAGCCGGAGCCGTAGCCGGAGCCGCGGCCGGAGTCGTAGCCGCAGCCGTAGCTGTCGCCGTAGCCGTCGCCGTCGCCGTAGCCGGAGCCGGAGCCGGAGTCGTAGCCGTAGCCGGCCGTAACTAAATCACCCAATTTACCTCGGTAAAACCTATTATTTGTCATCGCTTTTCATCTTCTGATATTTATTTAATTCTTCAAGTAATTCTTCATCTGTGAGCGAACCGAACTTATCCCATTTCTCCCTTTCGAGTAATGCCTTTTCTAAATCCAATAAAGATTTTACGTGGGCATTGAACACTCTGGCCTCGGCATGAGAGATAGAATGATTTGGCTTTGTAGCCTTAGTTTTAAACGTGGAAATTTCCTCTCTGAGAACGATAAGTGCGTCTTCCATCAAGTCTTGCACGCGACTAATCTTTTCCACCTTTGGAAGGTGAGGTTTGGTTGGAACTATGAGTTTTTTCTTTGGCTTATCCATAATAGTGTAGGGATGTTAGTCCATTTCTAAGTCGCGCTCTAATGCATCTAGGTCATCGCGCAAAAGTTTAAGCGGGATTTTACAATTTCCTTTCTTACAAATCCGAGCACCATTTTCTTTGAGCAGTTCATCTATAGTTCGATGCAGGTTAGAAACTTGGGCGGCATAGCCGGTGATGATTCGTGCTTGTAAAACTATAACGCTGATAAACCCAAGGCATAATAGGGCTATTGCAATTTTACTCAATTTCGTTGTCTCCTGTTGGGGTGATTACTTCTAATCCATTGCT